GATACGTTATATAAGAGGTAAATTCGAAAATGAATTTGATGTTGCTGTTATGAATGCCAATAGAAAAAATTGGCCAATGACTGCTTATCTAAACTTTCACATTGAAAATGGTAAAAAAGATTATCAAATTGTAAAAGCCATGACTAGACAATACAGTTTACCGCTTGAGTGCGCTATGTTTTTGTTGACAGGTCGGTACTCAATGTGGAATAATTTAAGAGATGATTTCAAACAAGGTAAATTGAAAATCACTCACTTACAAAGATGTAATGATATTGGATCTTCTTTGATGTATTTAAAAAATAATTTTAACATCAAATTAACTAGAGGATTTATTACTGCATATGCGGTAGTGTCAGAACATCCTAAATTTAAGTGGGATCGTTTTAAAAATGCTTTGAAAACGAAGTCTGCTTTATTGTTGCGGGGTACGAATACAGAAGATTTTATTAGAGTATTTGATAAAGTCTATAACGGAAATACCCAAAATAAGATAAACTTTATTAGATATTTTATCGATAGAGATTATCAAAAAGATGAAGACTAATATAAAACAGAAAGAAAAAAATGGACATATCTAAATGGAAATCCTGTGCCGTTGACATTGATACTTATTGCATATTGCGTGCAATGGGTAGTCACGGTTTTAGGAAGCCCGCATCGATGATTGCTAAAATTACCGATGATGAGGTTAAGAAGATTGCTAAAAAGCAAAACGCCTCATATGAAAAAATAAAGGAAAATTTATTGGTGCAAGGGCGCAAGCTTTTGAACGGTAAATAATGGCCATGTTGAGCGGTGTCCGGTAGCCTGGACCCGCTCAATTAAAACACTTGCAATAAGGCTACATTCATTATAAAATTAATCATCGTATTCCAAATCACCTATATGGAAAAGTGGGGTTAAACACTTTACATTCAATAATCACGAAAAACTTTAATTAACTTAAATTTTGAGAGGTTAAGGTGTATGGTTACGATAATTTTGTTTTTAGACATATTTCCCGATTTTTTGGGAAACTTACATGCGGAGATTATCCATTCCATATCTTTTCCCTCTCCGCATGTAAAATAATGGAAGATTTAGATAGCCTAGCTGAAGAAAAATTAGAAATGTGTAAGGGCCTCTCAGGGGAGGAGCGATCTGAATTTATAGAAAATCATTTAGATGATTATTATTTTGCCATGAATATTGTTTCTAACCCTAAAGTATTAAGGCATTATCGTGAATTATTCACTAAACTTGTTAAAGATTTTGGGCATTAATATATCACGAGAACTGCTTCGTGAACAACGGCTACCGGAGGAGAGGTTGTTTCAGGCAATAATTCTACAAGCTTTTGAAGATTCATTAAGTGTTGGCGAGCATAAACACGATGCTTATTGTAAACAAGATAGTTACGATTGGTTTACTAACGATACAAAAAATTTTAACAATGTTTGTTGGTTTGCTAATTTCGAGCCTGAAATTATTAGAGGTAAATTTAATGAATTAATATCTAAAAAAATTATTCGATATACGAAAGTTCAGTTGAAATGGTTAAGATACCGTTGGTTATATAAACAATATCGAGCTACTATTGATAAGGATACTAGGAGAAAAATTCTTAAAGAGATAAAAAGTATTGAAGGTCTTAAAAAAGCCCCTGAGGATAATAAGAAAAAACAATAAATAAAAACCTCAGGAGCCAAGAGAGCAAATAATGAAAAACACTATTTAAGTGATTTATAGCACAGGACAACGGATCAGTAAACAATTTATCCTCCCGAAGGCCCGAGAGTGTTTAAAAGGCTTATATGGACCATTAAAGGGTAAAATATCCTCCCCAGACCCCGAGAATTTATCCTCCCCAGACCCCAAAAATTATACTATATAGATTATACAGACCCCTGTTAAAGAAAAAGTACCCCTTAGGGTAAATATGGTGTCCCTCGTGTCCCTCTAAGCAAATAAACTAGTAATAACAATGCTTTAAGTACCTTTTTATGGTGTCCCTATGGTGTCCCTATGGTGTCCCTCAGGGACACCTAACAAGTAATATTGCTTAAAGAGATACCCTTCGTAACTTTTTAGAGGTGTTCTAATGTGTTAAAATAATCTATATAGTAAAAATATGGCCCAGATAAAAAAAATAGAAAGATCCGATAAAGACTTAACCCCAAAACAAAGATTGTTTGTTGATATTCTCGTTGCCAATTGGGGCGAGATCACTTATGCTGAAGCTTGCAAACAAGCAAAATATGAGTGTAAAAATCCCACAGATTATTCCGCTATAGCTTCTAGACTTTTAAATAGAAGATTAAATCCCCACATAGCAAAATATTTAGACAAAAAATATGAAGAAGAAGTAAATAAATTTTCAAAAGATAAATTAAAAAGATTTAGAAGATTAGATAAGTTATCAAAAGAGGCTGAGAAAAATAAACAATTTAATGTATCTGTTCAAGCTGAATATAGATCCGGTCAGTTAGCGGGTATGTATGTTGATAAAAGAGAGGTTACCGTTTCAGGCCTTGAGGGTATGAGCCGTGATGAATTAGAAAATAAATTAAAAGAATTATCAACTAAAATAGACGGATACAATGCTAAAACAATTGAAGCGGAAACAACCGAGATCAAAGAAATTGAAAATTAATAGTTTTAGTGATTGGGTAAAAGTTTTTAATAAAAAGCATAACCAACATTTAAAAACAAGTATGGGGGTAGTCAGTGTCAAAACGAAAAATAACAGTAAATAAAAAAGCTAAAAATTGGCAAGATAGATATCCAATGATATCTTGCACATGGCTTGATATTTTATCGGATAGCTCCTGGCAATCAATTGATCAATTATTAAAATCAAATTTAGCAACGTGTGTTACTAAGGGCCACTTATTATCTCAAGCAAAAGGGGTTACAAGAATTTTTGGTGATTACTCTGCAAATGAAAAAGGTGAAATTGAAGAAATAGGTAATACTACAATTATTCCGAATAGTGTTATAGTAAAGATACAAAAAATTTAGTCGAGGTTAAATGTTTGTTTACAATTATCCACTCCACAACGAGTACAACCAAAAAGCGGTAATCGAACATTTATAGGCATTCAGGATAAAATACCGGACCCCCTCGACTAGGCCAATTTTATTTAATTTTTTAATTCTTTTCTTATTTTTTCGTAATTTTTTTTATTCCAAACCATTTGTTCTAATGGAATAACATCATAGCATTCATAAGAAAGTGATTTAAAAGATATTTCGACCTCATCAGGTATTTCTCCAAATACTATAAACCACATATCTTTATGCTCAGCGCACTTAATGACACTGTCCCCAAACAGCATTCCTCTATTACCCAGATACTGCTCACATTTTTTTATTAATTGTTTTTGTTTCATTATTTATCCCTCCTCTTTGTTATTTTAAATTTATAAGATACAATGTTTGGATCCCCGTAAGGATTTGAATTGTTTGCATACATTACCGGGCAATCCTCCAACCATTTTTCAAACTTTTTTCTTGTATCTGCTTCATATTTCTTTGCGTGATTTTCTGATATAACCTCAGGTATTCTCCATTTTGTTTGATCGTTCATTCTAATTTCCCTCCTTCTTTATGAACATATTCCTCAATGTCTGAAAAAATACAGTTCATAGTTTCATCATCTAAATCTTCACTAGTTAAAACAACATCTTCATCATTTGGGTTTTTTAATATTATTCTCGTTCGATCCCACTGCCATGTTTTTTCTTTACTCATTACTCCTCCTCCCCGTCTTCCTCTATTTGTTTTATTTCGTCTCCTCCATACTCAGTTTGGCTATCATCACCAAATTCAGTTCCCTTAAACGTAGCCTGAAATCTTCTCCCGGTCCCGCCCCCTTGATAAGTGTATCCTTCAGTCATTGAACAACCCAATGCAATGTCTTGAATTTCTTCCTCTGTTAACATTACATCACTTGCTATTTCATAACTCCTGGTGTCTTGTGAATACTCCTCGTAAGTATAATTATATTTTTTTACCATTACTCCTCCCCCTTTGCTCTGTTAAATGATTTTTCTAATTGTTCCTGTCTCCACTTATCCGTCTCCAAATTATCTAATTTTCTTACTATCCATAACAATAAATATATTGGTGTTAAGAAAAGTGTTATTAACAAAGTTATTTTCATTTTTTTCTCCTTTTAATTCTTTCTTTTAATTCTTTTTTAACTTTTTTAATGTTTTTGTTGTCCTCTTTAGAATTAAAAAAGGGCGCTCTCTCCATATTCTTAACCCAAGTTTTTAACTCGTTACCGTTCCAGTGTTTTATATTCATGTTAACTTCCTTTTTTTACAATCACTGCAAATTAAATCAAAATCAATTTCATTCAATTCTTGCATGTTTCCATATAATTCAACTCCATTACATTTTGAACAAATATCAAAACCTTGATTAGGGTTTTTTTCAATAATATCTAATTGTTGTTGTTCATTTAATTTCATTATTTATCCCCCTTTTGTTTACATAAACCTTGCTCAATTAAACTTTCTGCGGTCCTTCCAAACCTTCCCTGTAAACTCCAGGCCAGGCCCGTATCAATTAAATGTTGCCAAGCTTCCAGTATTTTCTCTTGATCATCACACTCAATAAAACCTTCTGCAATTCCTGTTGCTGTAAAGTTATCCATTTTTTACTTCCTCCATTATTTCCTGGTCCATGTCCTCACACAAATATTCTAAGGGTTTAAACCTCACACCGTCTTTAATTTGATACATTACGGCTTCACCTTTTTCATTTGTAATTATTTCGTTGTCTTCGTCCATTGCGTAAAACATAATATTTTCTACTGCAAAATGATTAGGCTTTTTTATATTTGTTGTTATTAATTCTTTTACTGTTGTAAAATCTTTTGCCTTCATTATTTACCCTCCTCGTATACTCCAACCGTTAACTGGAATTGGCCCTCTGAACAAATTGCAAAACCCAGATCTTTTTTAAAATCATAAAGTTTTGAAATCATCTCTAAAAATTGTTTTACTGATAATGCGGGTTCGTTATCCGATCCGAAACCCGAACTGTCCACAAACAAACCTCCATTGTTTAAAATCTTCCAACTGAAGGGAATATTTAATTTATCTGCTATCATCTTTGTGTTAAATCGTTTCCAACCTTTAGGAACATAATCCCCAAGATTTACGATTTTTTTCAACGGTGTTACAAATCCCTCTTTAGCTTGTTCAATATCTTCTTCATCAAACCTTGTAGGCTTCACTGCATTCCGTTTTGATTTTCTTCCTTGCTCTTTGTTTAAAGCTACAATTGTTTCTATATCCATCATATATTTATCCTCTTTTCCTTTTTTTATGTTTTCTTTTGTTAGCTCAATGAGGCGGGTGACCCGCCCTAATTGAATTTTGTTTAATAAGTCCAATTCCAT